TCTGTTGTTCCTGCCGTTGTTCCAGTTGCACCAGAAGTTCCACCTGTGATTTGATTTGCTCCACTAAATACGGTCAGTCCATTGTTTGTAGTGCTTGTTCCAAACCCAGAGAATCTCTCTTGTTGGAAATATAAAAGACTGAGTGAACTATCAAACTCCACGACTTTACCCACTGCACCTGTAGTCGCTTGAGTGATCTGTTCATCTGCCTCAAACGTCCCACTGTTGGTATCAATTTTTACAACAAAGGTTTGTCTTGCGGTTGTGGAACTTGCGATAGTAGAAGTTCCATACGTTGTTGGGTCTACTACAAGTCCAACTTGTCTAAAGTCATTTTGAGTCGTGACATCATCACCCTCTGCTTGTGTGAGTGTGACTGCGTTCAAAACAAAGTGACCACCAAGTTCTGCAATCGCATCATTACCGTGTCCACCTTTTGGACTAATGATGACATCTACTGCACCACCTGTTCCACTTCCTAATGTAGAAGAAGTTGATAATGCAGTATCAGAAAATATAAAATCATTACCAAGATTAACTGTTCCAAAAGTATATCCAGAACCACCAGCACTAATAGTTACAATACCAACAGTTCCATTTTCCATCTTAGCCGTTGCTGCAACTCCTGTTCCATCACCAAATACCTCTATTTGAGGATTACTTGTATATCCATAACCTGGATTTATAAGATTGATACTTTGAACTACTCGTTTTGCAGTATCATCAATAGCACCTGAACAAACAGCAATTCCACCAAGTAGATTTGCAGTTGCTATACCACTTAATCCACCACCTGGTGCAGATGATATAGCCACCCTTGGAGCATACGTATAACTATTACCTCTATTTGAAAGGAATATTTGTTGAATACCACCATTTACAATACCAGTAATAGCAGTTGCCTGAACAGCACTTCCAACTAAAGTTAATTTCTGTGTTCCAGCAGAACCAATGAGAACTTCTTCACCATCAGCACCTTCAATTCCTTCTAGAGTATCATCAATTTCATCAACTCCAGTATCAATAACCTCATCCTCATAGCGGAAGAGCTCACAACGCAATTCATAAACATAAGTATTCTTAAGTTGATAGAATGGTTTTTCATGCTCTACATATTTAATTTCAAACAGACGATCTCCTAAAGGAAAATATACTAAATCTCCTTCTTTAGGTCTTGTAGATAATTTTATATTCTCCTCATTCTTCATTAGAGGTGAAACATATGTTTCAAATCTTTCTTTAGAAATAATCAGTGTTACTTCATTAGTTGCCGTAATACCAAACTTAGATAACATGGTTGGATTATCTCCATAACCATCAAAGTTATCGATATATGCTTCTATTGGATATGCATCATCAAATGTAGATTGAGTTACTTCTTTTAATATTGATTTTTCTGCAACATATTTTCTAGGCATATAGTGTATATCTACACCATACATCTTCAACTGTTCGTTGATTAATGATTGAACAAGATTTTGCTCTCCTGTCGATCCCTGTTGAAAAAATGGGTTAAGTGCCATGATCTTAACCTATCATATCTAATGGAGGAAGTTCGTAAGAGTTAGACATCATTTCACGAATTCTTTCCAATTCCTTTTCTGCATCATCATACATTTGACGACCATTTAACTCCACTCCACCAGGAAGTTTTACTCCTTGGAATTTCATTAAGTTTTGACCCCACTGCCTTTTAACAAGAGCAGTTAGATACATTTTTAAAAATGAATCATTCCAAACTCTTGAATAATCATTTGGATTCATTGCTCGATAACAATCCATAACAATATAATCTCCTTCAGTAACATTTCCCCAATCAACATCCATATACAGTCTATCTTGTCTTTGATTAAATCTAATTTGTTTTTGGGTAGTTAACAGAAAATTAATATCTTCAAGATATGTCTTAGTCATTGCATACGTTAGTAATTCCGTAGCACCCCAATAATAAATGTCATTTAAAAATAACTGATACTTAACACTGAACATATTATTTGTAACAGTATTAGATCCATCATAATGAAATATTTTTGTCACTCCAATAACTTCTGGTGGAACTTGTAGATAATTAGCAGTTTCTGTCCAACTAAAACTAGTAGTGCCACCATCAATAGTTGCAGTTGCAGTTGTAGTTGTTACTCCAACATTATCACTACGCTCACCTCTAGATCTTCCTCTTTTTATATCATTCTCTGTTAATTTATATTTTAAAAAAGTATTATAGACACCATCAAAATGCCTCTCTTGAAAGAACTGAATAGCATCATCCAGAATATCTTCTATTTGTTCATCAGCAACATTAATCTCCAATACAGGAGCACCTAACTGCCTTTTACAGTAAGTAATGAGTTCTGATCTTGATGCTGGTTGAGCCATTTATACTATACCTCTATCAATATTTATAGGGATGAGATTGATGATATACCAGGTAGAACCAGAATATTACCATCCACCAATCTGTAAAAGGTATTTCCAGAACTCACTACGACATCATAAACATATCTACCTTCCTCTATAGTTTTAGTTTGTGTTCCACCTAGAGAAACTTGAAGTTTTCCGTCAGCAGCACTTGTAATTCCAACACTAAAAGTTGCTGCAGGATATCCAGTAGATCCAATAGAAACACTTTTTGTCATCTGAGATGAACCAGAATAACCTTCAAGATTGAAAGCCGTATTTGATGTTCCTACAACTTCAAAATTTGCTATAAAATTAGCCCCACCAAGCATAGTAAAATTAGCAGCATATGAAGCACCAGCTTCTGGATCAAAAGTGATTTTCTTATTTGCCATTGACTAATTCCTTTAATAGAGATTTGATTTCACTCATTTCAGACTTTAAGTTAGCAAGATCTTCTTCAACAGAAAGAACTTGGTTTTTTTCTTTCTTTTTTGCATTACGACGAGCTACATACTGATTATAATCACCAGTGTTAGTATTGATAATTTGATTAGTTCTAGGATCTCTTGCAAGATCTGAATGATCCTTTACTTTAACGTAATCCATATTATGCTAGGGTAATAACCCTTAAGTCAGAAACTTTAGGAACATATGTTTGGTCAGTTCCACTAAGAACAAATTTAACTCTATAATATTTAAATGATGGTATATTTTCGGTGCTAAATGTATACTCTCTAAATTGAGCAGCAGCACCACCCAATGCAGCAATATCAGAATCAATCACATACTTGTCAGGTCTTCCATCACTTTCAGACAATTCAATAATTTGACCTCTATTATTGAAATTGTTAAATCCAGGGAATGGTATAAATGTTGGTTCAAATCCTGGTGTTGCACTAATTGCATAGAAGCATCTAATGTCTGTGTATTTATTAATATGAGCATTAAGTATAATCTTAATGGAAGTTGCAGGATTTTCTAATGCATTTTCTCTAGAGATGTATTGACATGCTGAAGGATCATCTTTTAGAGTATTCACTCTAGGATCTGTTTTGTAATTTGAAATAGGAGAATCAATTCTATTTGAAACCAAAATTGTATTACAGCGATGAAGGTCAATCATTGGAGTCAAATGAGTATTTGATGTTGCCAAATTAACCGTTAAACCAAGTGATCTATCTCCTGGGAAGTTTTGAAGAACTGGATTGTTCGTTTCATTAACTCT